AAGCAGCAGAGGCTATTATGGTGAATATGAGTGAAGAGTGGAGAGATAGTATTGTTGAAGAAGTTGAGCAACTTGATGAAATCAGCCTCAAAACTAAAATGAGTGCTTATGCACGCTCACAAGACCCAGATGCTGATTATCAGTATGGTTCTAAAGTTCACGCCCAAGGTGATAGGATTAAAAAAGCAATCGTTAAGAAGCACGGAGAAAAGGCAGGAGAACACGCTGAACGCCACGCTGATGCAGAACATTGGGGTCGCAAAGATGCAAGTGGTAAGAGGAAAGGACTACCAAAACCAAGAATTCAAAAGAATAGAGATTATAGAACTACCAAAGCAGGTAAGATGCACGGGCAAGACCAATCAAAACTGAAGAGAGATTTGAAATATAATCGCTTCGTTGAGGATTGAGACCACTTCTCAAAGTGTCCACTTGGAGGTCGCAAGACCTCCTTTTTTCGTATAATAGGGTCATACGAAACAAAACAAATGTCTGTTCGCCACGAAATCAAATCCCAACTTGCCAAACTGCTTGCCACTGAGGATCTTATTGTTGAGCACAAGAAGGTCTCTACTGCTTGCTTTAACGTTCATACTCGCGTTCTGACTCTGCCCTTGTGGGAAAAGGCAAGTGGTCTCGTGTATGACCTTCTGGTGGGGCATGAGGTTGGACACGCACTGTTTACCCCCGATGAAGATTGGACTGAGACTGCAAAAGTTCCTCCACAGTTTGTGAATGTGGTTGAGGACGCTCGTATTGAGAAACTGATGAAACGTAAGTATGCTGGTCTTGCCAAGACTTTCTTCAACGGTTATAAAGAACTGAATGAGGAAGATTTCTTTCAGGTTGCTGATGAAGACGTTTCCACTTTCAATCTTGCTGATCGTGTAAATCTTTACTTCAAGGTTGGAAACTTTCTTGCTCTTGATTTTACTCCCGAAGAGAAAGAGATCGTTGACCTGATTGCTGCTTCTGAAACTTTTGCAGATACTCTTATTGCTGCTGAAGAACTTTACAAGTATTGTAAAAAAGAAAAAGAACAGCAACAAAAAGTTTCTGACTTTGATTCTCACGAGACTCAAGGAAATTCACAGTCTCCTGCTAGTGATTTTGTGGAGACTAATGACTCCTCTTCTGATGAAGAAAGTGAGAGTGATAACTCCTCTGAAAAAGAGTCTTCTGAGTCTTATGGTGGTACTGCTCAGGGAGAAGAAACTCAAGTACAATCATCTGCAGATCAGGATGATCTGGAAGTTCGTACTGCAGAATCTTTGGAAGATAAGATTCGTGATCTTGTAAAAGATAATGCCGAAGAGAATCTTTATATTGAGATTCCTCAACTAAATCTGAATACTGTCATTGGTAAGAACTCTGATGTTCACAAAGATATTGATTATTCTTTTGCTAATCAGCAGAAACTTCATAATGAATATGCAGAAAGGCAAAATTTTACTCCAGCAAACCTTTATAAAGAATCTGATCTTGAGTTTAAAAAGTTCAAGTCCTCTGCTCAAAAGGAAGTCAACTATCTGGTGAAAGAGTTTGAATGCCGTAAGGCAGCAGATCAGTATGCTCGTGCCTCAACTGCTCGCACTGGTGTTCTTGATACAACTCGTCTTCATACCTACAAGTACAGCGAAGACCTGTTCAAGAAAGTATCTGTGATTCCTGATGGTAAGAATCATGGTCTGGTATTTGTACTGGACTGGAGTGGTTCTATGGCTGAAGTGATGCTTGATACTTGTAAGCAACTCTTCAATCTCATTTGGTTTTGTAAAAAAGTATCTATTCCGTTTGAGGTTTATGCCTTTACCAATGAGTGGCGGCGGGGTGAGTATGATTATGAGAATGACCGTTATCTTTCCGCAGATCGTAGCCCTCACTATGAGAAAAGGGATGGTCTTCTAGTTGTTGATGAAACTTTTTCTATGATGAATATTCTTACTAGTAAAGTTTCTGGCAGTGTGCTTGAGCATCAAATGTTAAATATTTGGCGTCTTGCTTATTGCTTTGGTCGGTCTTATAGTTGTTCCTACACTTACTCCAACCGTCTTTGTCTTTCTGGAACTCCTCTGAATGAGGCATTGATTACTCTTCATCAGATTCTTCCCAAGTTCCAGAAAGAAAACAAACTACAGAAAGTTCAGTGTATCGTATTGACTGATGGTGAGGCAAACCAACTAGTTCGTCATAAAGAAGTTAATCGTCGCAACAATTCGCAGGAAACTTATATTGGTACTGGATACATTTATCCAGAACTTACATTCCTTCGTGATCGTAAACTTGGAACTACTTATAAGATTGGGCACAGGTATCATGAGTTCACTGATGTTCTTCTCAAAAACTTGAAGGATAAGTTCTCTTCTATTAACTTTATTGGTATTCGCGTTCTTGAAGGTCGCAACTTTAGCCGTTTTGTTGGTATGTATCATTCTCAACTTGATAAGCAGTATGAGAAAATCCAGAGTGATTGGAAGAAAGTGAAGAGTTTTACTATCACTAACTCTGGTTATGATGCATACTTTGGAATGTCCGCAACTGCACTCTCTCAGGATTCTGAGTTTGAAGTTGCTGATGATGCTACCAAGTCACAAATTAAATCTGCTTTTGTCAAGTCTCTGAAGACTAAGAAACTAAATAAAAAAGTATTAGGAGAATTTATTTCTTTGGTAGCATGAAGACATTCCAAGACTTTACCACTGAAGCATACGCGATTGAAGAGGGAATGACCCTCAAAGATTACAAAAAAAAGCGTAGTGCTCTCAAGCAAAAAGAAAAGAGAGCAGCAGATAAGATTGCTCCTAATCGTAGAAAGGATATTCATACCGATAGACTTTCTCCCGAAAGAGCAGCAAGACATCGTGCTAATGTAGACCCTGATTTTGAGGGCAATGATGAAAGAAACTATCCTGGTGGTAAGTTAAAGAATCCTAAGAAGATTCGTAAAGCAAAAGCACTTGGAGAACTTGGTGAAGAAAATGTTCAAGAACTTTTCGTCACAAGAAAATCTCCTGAAGAAAGAGCAGATGCGAAAAGAAAGAAAAAAGTGGCAGAACTCATTCGTTTAATGCAACACGCAAAAAATCCCCACTCCGATGTTGCAACTACCAAAAAAGAAGAGTATGATTTGAGTGAAACTTCTCTTACTCGTGTAATGAGTAAGTCTAAGAAGGGTGGTATGGCGATTATGTCTGCTCAAAGAGGAGACAAATCAAAAGCAGAAAACAAAGCACGTTCAAAACAACTTGAAAAGGATGTAAGAGGTGCTGGTCTCCCTGGACCTACTAAAGTTTCTGGTAGATATACTGAAAACCCAGGAACTCCTCAAGAAAAGAAAGTTGGTGAAAAGTCTCATATCATTACCCCAGGAAAAAAAGGTAAGAGAAAGTTCAAAAAGGCAATTGAAAAACTTGGTAAAAAATATAACCAAGATTCAGTCTTACTCCAACGTAAAGGTGGTGGTGAAGCAACCCTTAAAGGTACTTCAAAAACATCTTGGCCTGGTCAAGGTAAGAATGTTAAAATAGGTAAAATGAAACCAGGAAGAACTGGTGAGTTTGATACTAAAGTTAAGAACAAAACATTTACAGTTGAAAATTGATTATGAAAAAATTTCCTTTTGAGCATGTTGTAAAGTATGATACTCAAGAAGTTTGGGTAAAATGTGATAGTTCCACTACCGCTATGGGACTTCCCACTCTTGTGAATCAGTATTATCCTGGATATAAAGCAAAAATCGCAACGAAAGAATACCTGGATCAATTGCGAAACCAGTTGGTGAACTGACTACAGGGGTCCCAGGAGGACCCCTTTTTGGTCTATAATGACTAGGTTGAAACAAAGCAAACGAATGGCACTCTCCTCTGACTACATCCGCACTTCTCTCCAGAACCTCTATGGCAACAATGTTACTGGAGCTGATATTCGTGCATGGTGTGCTCTGAACGATGCTAACTATCAGACTGTTACTAAAAAACTTGATCAGTTTAAAGTTGGCCGCGGTAAATGGAATCTTGAGGTGACTCAACAAAAAGTAGAAGAAATTGAACGTACTTTCCAAGCACCTGCTGTGATTCCTCCCACCGAACAAAACCTCATTCCTGATAAAGATGATACCTTCGTCAAGTTTGGTAACTTTGGTGATATTAAAAAAATTATTCAGTCCCGTATCTTTTACCCTGCGTTCATCACGGGTCTTTCGGGTAATGGTAAGACGTTCTCGGTGGAGCAAGCGTGTGCCCAACTTAAGCGTGAACTCATCCGTGTGAACATCACGATTGAGACTGATGAAGATGACCTGATTGGTGGTTTCCGCCTGGTGAATGGCGAAACCGTTTGGCACAATGGTCCCGTAGTGGAAGCACTTGAGCGTGGTGCCATTCTGCTGCTGGATGAGATTGACCTTGCTTCTAACAAGATCCTGTGTCTCCAGTCCATCCTTGAAGGTAAGGGTGTGTTCCTGAAAAAGATCGGTCGTTTTGTGAAACCTGCCTCTGGTTTCAATGTAGTTGCCACTGCAAATACCAAAGGTAAAGGTTCTGATGATGGACGCTTCATCGGCACCAACGTACTCAATGAGGCATTCCTAGAGCGTTTCCCTGTGACCCTTGAGCAGTCCTATCCTGCTCCCAGCACCGAGCAGAAGATCCTAGAAGGCGTTGCTCTGGATCTGGGCGTGGAAGACCGTGATTTCTGCAAGCGCCTGGTGGACTGGGCAGACATCATCCGCAAGACCTTCTATGATGGTGGTATTGAGGAAATCATCAGCACCCGCCGACTGGTTCATATCATTCGTGCTTATAGCATCTTCCAAGACAAGGCAAAGGCAATCCAAGTGTGCGTCAACCGCTTTGATGATGAGACCAAACAAGCATTCCTGGAACTGTATGATAAAGTGGATGCTGACTTCCAGATGCCCGTTGACCAGGAAGTACAATCCTGATATAATTGGGGAAGGTAAAAAGTGCCTCCTCTTTTTGTCCTTTACTATGAATCACAATGTCTGAAAATTTTGAAAGCACTTATGAAAGCACACTTCCCAATCAAGATTTTTGGGAAGAGGATGGTATTAGTTTAACTGGAAACCCTACAGCAGATCCTGACATGCTTGTTATTGGATCTGGACTCCTTGGTGGTCTCGGAGAAGATCACATTTCACTTAATCTCCCCTCTACATTTAATTTGACTGTGCCTGAAGATACGAACAAAAACGGTTTCTGGAAATACGAAGAAGATAAGACTCTGAAAGAAGTAGAGCAATATCTTTCCAGCACCTATCATTCCCACTACACTTCCGAACAATCCAAGACTCAAACTCTTGATTTGATTGAGAGTATTGGTGACGCTGAAGCATTCACTCGCTCAAACGCTATCAAGTATCTGTCTCGCTTTGGTAAGAAGAATGGTAAGTCCAAGATGGACATTCTGAAGGCAATCCATTATTGTGTTCTTCTCTATCATTTTGCTGGTCTGCATAAGAACAACTCTAACAACTATCCTTATTGATTATGAAACTCTCTGATAAAACTCTTTCGGTTCTCAAGAACTTTTCTTCTATTAACCAATCTATTCTTTTTCGTGAAGGTAATAAACTTCGCACGATCAGCGTGATGAAGAAC